CGCCTGCTGCATTTGCATTTGATGAATCTCCAGTTGGTTGACCGCCTCCGCCGCCACCTGTCGTTAATATAACATCTCCACCAATACTTGTAGGACCTCCTTCAGACCCTTTATTATCTACAGGTCCGCCAGCTCCTCCAGCTCCAATATCAATGGCTGCTCCAGATTCTAAAGCTATTTTTGTTCCTCCTGGATAAGAAGTTCTAAAACCTCCTGCTCCAGCTCCTCCAGCTTGTGATCCAGCTCCGCCACCGCCGCCACCGACGATTAAATAATCAAACTCTAAAGTAGGGGCACCTGAGCCACCACCAAATCCTAACATTTGGTAACCAAATGATTTACCTCTTCTTGATTGTGTATTTTTTGAACTTTTCCCTTCTGTTGTCAGAAGATTTTTAATTTTTCTCATATCCTACTCCTTACAGATCGTTAGCTGCGTCAGTAGTATAGAATATTTTTACACCTAGAACTCTACATTCACCTGTAAAAGTATCACTTCCATCGGCAGCATCTCTAAATAATTGAAAGTAAGTTTGCTCACCTGCCGCTGGAGATCCAGCAACTGTTACAGCACCACTTTCAGATGTGATTTGTTGATCTTCTACTGTTCCAATACCAGCATCTGTAACATTAACCGCTGTTCCATATGCAACATCAATAGTATCGTTATCTGCACATGCTACACCTTGTAAACCAAAAATTGCATTTCCTGTGTTTGTAGTAGAGGGTGACCAATAAACTTGGTAAGTTATTGTTCCTTCGTTCCATGATTTAGGCATAGCCACAGTAAATTGTGTATATTGTTTTGTACTAGCATCAAAATCAAATACTTTTAAATCTGGTCTAGTCGCTGTTGTTTCTACTTGAGCTGCATCTGCAGGGTTAGTTGTTGGACCATACATAGCTTGAGCAGGTATCCACATAGTTTCTTTTCCTGCTATTTTAACAGCAGATACGTTTCCACCACTATCTTCAGCTTGAATTACTCCAGAACCTTTTGTCTGTAATGCAATACCGATATTTGTATCTCCACCAGAAGCTGTAATTGATGGATTATTTCCTGTCGCAGCATTTGCATATGTGACTTCATTAACAGCTGAACTTGTAGCTGTTAAAGTAATTAATTCATTTCCGTTTGTATCTTGAATATTTGTTCCAATTTTAGGAGAAGTTAAAGTTTTGTTTGTTAATGTTTGTGTTCCAGTTGTTGTAACATCTCCATCTCCAAAAGCTAAAGTTAAAATATCAGGATTAGTTCCATCGTTAGCTGATGCAAATACTAATTGATCTCCTTTATCAGTAGATGAAAAAGTAAAACTATCCCCTGATCCCGATACATATTTAAATTGAACTGTATATGCACCTGATGTTGAATTTCTTAAAAAATAAAAAGTTTGAACATCTAAAGGTATTGTTACAATTTGGTTTCCTGAAATTGAACCTGTGAATTCAATCATTCTGTGAGATAATACAGCACCAGTTGATCCATCAGATACAGATAAAGTCGTTGTTTGTGCTCCACCAGCTATTGATTGCTGAGTAAATCCACCAGAAATTTGTTCAATAATTTGTAAATTAGTATTAGTTTTTGTACCCCATGTACCGGCGTTTTCACCAGTTGCTTGAAGTTCTACCCCTAAAGGTGTGTATGTTGATGCCATAATTTATCTCCTATGCAGCGTCAGTATAACTTGTATTTGAGCCAGTTGCAACATCTGTATACGATGTATTTGAACCCGTGTCAACTTCAGAATATGCTTGAATTCCAAAGCCAGTTGCAGTTCCAAATCCTGCTACAGAAGATGTTATTTCTTGTCCGGTTAATCCCATAACATCTGAAGGTGTTATTGAACCGACAGAGAACGTAGCTGAAATACCTGTTAATCCTACAACCATTGGAATAGGGTCTATATCACCAACAGATAATGTTCCTGAAACTCCAGTTAAATTAATTAATTCTACTGCGCCTATGTCTGGTGAACCAACACCTGAAGTTATTTCTTGACCAGTTAATCCAACTACATCTGCAGGAGATAAAGATCCAACGGATGAAGTTATTACTTGACTACTTAATCCTACTACAAATTCTCCTGGTTGTATTGAACCAACATTAGAAGTAATTCCAAGTCCTTGAATTTGTTCTGGTATATCTAATTGATTTGGTACGGCAGAAGTTATTTCTTGACCTGTTATTCCTACTACATCTGCAGGATTAACTGTAAACATGCCCCAGCCATTATCACCATAAGATGCGTTACTCCAACCATTAGCACCTAAATCACTTGTGATTTCTAAACCATCTAACTCTACTGTTAAACCACTAAAGCCCCAAGATTCAAAATTCCAAGTATCCCTGCCCCAACCTTGTTCATTAAAAGCTGTTACTGACCCAACTGATGATGTTATTGAAAATCCACTTACAGATACACTGGGACTAAAACTTTCACCCCAAGGTTCTGAACCCCAAGTGCTGTGTCCCCAACCTTGTTCAGGAAAAGCCGCTAAATCACCTATGGCTGAAGTTATTGATAAACCGGTTAAATTAACTACTTCATCATTAGCTTGACCCCAAGAACCACCATCATTCCAAGTGTCTGCGCCCCAACCAGTTGTAAATTCTTCACTTATTCCCCAAAGATTAGCACTCCAATTTCCCGCACCCCAAAAATCTTCGTTAGGAGTATTTGCTTGTCCACCCATTGCAGGATGATTAGTGCAATAATAATATAAAGTTGGTGCAGAAGATGCTACTTCAATTTGAGTATAGGCTCCAGATGATCCTGGAGTTCCGTTTGTTGTTACGTTAGTTGTATACTCACTTCCTCCAGAATGAGAGCCGCCACTCGTTGTAGAAAACCTTAATGGATGCGATGAGTTTGATGAATCTGATTGATCAAATCTAAAAGTTGCACCTTCAACTAATTCTAAAGTAGGTTGTTGAACGCCGTCAATAAAATATTTATTACCAGAACCGGTAGAAACTACCGTTACTGTAAAGGTTCGAGTAACGGACATCCGTTAGTCCCCTTACGCTAATCGAATGATTGCGTTACTTGCGTCTGCTGTTGGAAATTGAATTGAACAACCGTTAGCCGTAAATGATGCTGAAGTAAAACTTACATCTGCAAAATCACAAACTGCAGTCGATGAATCTAAGGTTGGAGTCACACTTGTTAATGTTGCACCACCTGCAGAGTATGCAGATCCTGATGTGTTTGAAATTTCGTTTGATGTTGAATAAGCAGTTGTGCTTGCACCTAAAGATGCAGAGCTTGTATACAACGCTATTTTAAAAGTATTACCACTAGACGCAGTAAAATTATGTGTTCCAACTAAAAGTTCTTGTTTGAAACTATTACAAATTGCCGATGATATTGCCATAATTTAATCTCCTTTTATGGTGACGGAGAAGGAACTTTTATACGGACAGTTCCGTCAGTGTAGTCATCCCTTTTACGTCTACCTATTTGCTCTGCAGCAAACTTCTGTATCTCTTGTTTATACTTTTGTTCATATAATGTCAACATATCTATCGGACCTTTTAAAAATCCATAAGCCTCTACTAAGCACGCATATAAAAGGCCATTAGGGAAATATTGACTTATGTAAGTCGTAGTATTTGAACTAGATAATCCCGCTGGAATAGCTGAATAATGAATTTTAAAAACATAGGTAGTATCCGGAGCAGGTGACAAAAATAGCCTACCAGACGTTGTATCAGTAACTCCAGTGGCTCCTCCAAACATTGCATAATATTTAGGTTTTGCTCTAGCCGAAGATTCTGTTGATGGTTGATATTCCTGTAAATATGTCTCATCTTTTTTTTCTAACCAAGTGTTTGCTCCTGTTGAAGCAGAGGTAGAATCATAAACCTGCACACCAGTTACATATAATGTTTTTGCAGGGACATTGATTGTGTTTTGTCCTGTAACTAAATTACCAATAGACTGTTTTTTATATGCATCAATTGGAATATCTCTTAATATTTTAAATTCTGCATCTTCAATAATTCTATTACAAATAGCTGCAGTTAATACATTAGAATCCACCTCAGTAAAATTTCTAATATCAGTTACTAAATTATCGTAAGTAAATCCTGCCATTATGGTGTTAGTGTTACCGGACCAGCCG